CATCTCCATTACTATTACTTGCATTGTCAGTTTTTAGACTAAAAAGAGAAGTTGAAAAATTACTTGTATAAAATGCTGAGGTACCTGGTGTAAATTCAGCAGCAGTTGAGTTTGTTAAAATTGCTTTAGAAGTTGGGTCAGAGAGACCAACATGATAGTTCCACCAATTTTCTGAGTCATCTCTATTTTTTAAAAGCATTGCCTCATTAGTTGCTATATCATCAAAGTATTGCTGATAACGTGCTACTTGTTGTTGCGCTGCTTGCGCTTCACCTCGAATACGGTCTGTAACCATTGCTTCAGCATTATCTTTTGAAGCTTGCTCTTGCGCTCTAGCGGCTTGCATACCGCCAATTAACTTCATGCCTAAACCTATTGCTTGAAAAAAAGACATTAGAATATCAACTCCGCTACTAATCCATTAACTTGCAAATCTAATGGGGCATCTTGTGTTATAGTTATTTGAGGATCTGCATTATAACCTAGCAATCTAAACTCTTTTTTGCCAGTAAAAGGAGCTAGTTGTTGTGACAAATCATCTGTAACATTTCTTATTATCAATGCTGTGTTATTCACTTTAGCAGCTAATGTGTTATTCAAATCTAGATACACAGTGCCAATGCCCCTTGGAATGCCAGTGATTGGACCATTAGTTACTTGAGCATCTATTGGATTTGTTTTTAACTCAACATCAAAGTTATATCCTATCTCAGCTGATGATAGTGAAGCATCAACAGAAGATACGTTTATATTACCACTAGCTACAGTAAACTCTCCAATATAGTTGTTTCCATTAACAACTCTTAACACAGCACCATTATTAAAATCTGCTGACACATCAAACACACCATTAGATCCAGTATATGTTTTTGCCATGTCTAAGTTAAATGTAGAATCAAACTCACAAAGAATTATTTTCTTTGTACCATCTCCAAGATTATATTCTACGTTTGCAAAAACACGATCATCTATTGTTACTGTAGAATGAAACTTACCATTTGTTACAAACTCTACCCAACCAGCACGTTGTTCTGCTCGATTAGAATTAAACACAGACATTGTCCCATCTTCATTTACAATAAAAACATAGCTTTCTGATCGAGACAAAGCACCATAAAGAGTGTTCATTTCTACTGGTGATTTAATAAGATGCGAAGAAATAGTAGATATTGGATTAGCTACATATGCAGCTTCAGTATCACTAAATAAATATTCTCTTACGATTTGCCCACCTTTTTGTACAAAAATAGTTGCACCATCTAAAACTTGTGGGCGTGTAAAACCAGAACCAAAAGGAGTTTGTCTTCTTACCTGTGCATTCGTTGGAGTAATTGGCTGATTTTGAAATGCTGGTACAAACATCTCAGCAGATGCAGCAAAGATCTGTAGATCCCTGTTTGAAACAATATGTCGTATTTGTTGTATCTCACCAATAGCAGCAGTAAGATGAATTGCCTCATTATCTTTTGCTTCACCAACATCAAAGTTATAATAAGAAGCTATCTTACTAAACCAAATACTATCTGGTTGAGACAGAGTTCCAGCAAACACCAATCTGTTTTCATGAAATGTAACAGCAGCTGGAAACCCTCGAAGCGCAGAATAAGATTGCTCATCCCAGCTAGTTGTTGGAGCATGAGTGGTAACGCTTGGAGTGCCACCTCCTAAAGCTGAATCATTAGATGCAGCACCAGCAGTAAATGTAAATACATCATCACTAATAATACCAGTAACAGTTCTCGCTCCATTTAAATTACTAATGGCTATACCGCCAACAGTATCACAATCTGAAAATGTTATTGAGTCATTAACTGACATACCATGATTAGCTAAAGTTACCTCAACAGTTGTAGACCCATTGTTTGTTCGAAGAGAGTCTGGACTAAGTTTAATTTTCAAAGAATCTAGTATATCACCTGTTGCAACGGTAGAGTTAGTAACACCAGTAATCTCTATCTCTTGACCGTTATATCGAACAGTAGTTCCAATATGTTTAGATGGTGATGTAGTATCCCAATATGCTGCGCTTGTTGTAAGGGTAACACCAGATCCACTTGTTGCTGATGGATCTAACGTAACTCCAGCACCTTGAAACGAATAGTATGGTTGATAAACCTGTTTGTTATCAGACTTCTGATCAAACTGAAATGATTCTACTTGGAATGTAGTTAGCCCTGTTCTAACAATTTGCTGAGGAATAAATGTTTGGTGTGCAACAAACATAACATCGCCAGCTTGTGCATATGTGTATTCATGTAAAAAATCATGATCAAACTTTAATGCTGCACTACTAACATCAGCTGTAATTGTTTGAATTAAAGATACAGCACCATTTACTGGGTTTATCTGAAATACTCTAACTTTAGCATGTTCAAGAGAAATAATATATTTTTCGTCATCAGAAAATATAAAAGGTAATAAACGACATTGCTGCACTTTAGCTTCGTTTATTGTAGTGTCATACTGGTAAATGTTTTGAAGACCAGATCTTTTTATTACACCACCCTCAGATCTTATAAAAAAGTTTTTAACTCTTTGGGCAGATTGATTATAAACTGGGGAATCTGTTCTTGAATATAACGAAGGGCTTACTTCACCAAATGCAAAGTTTGTTAATGGTACTCTTACTTTCTGCATTATGTTCGCCTATTAGTAATAAACCGACTTGTTGAAAGCTTCCTTGTTGTTTGTTGTTGAGCATCTAAGTTTCTTGCTCTCATCATAGATGTGGCTGCTTGCTGAGACATAGCCTGTGCAAGATTTTGATCTCTTGCTAAACTAACAGCAAATACAGATGCTAATTCATATTCAACAGCAATAGTAAAATATGAAGGCCAGCCTTGTTCATCTGCTCGATAAGTAAAATCTAATACTAATTCTGAAGTAGCTGTCTCGTTACAAAATAGTTTATCACCATAAGTTTGATATTCTATTGGTGTGTCATTAACAGTTACAACATGTGTCATTAACCAGCCACTAGGCAGTTGATAAGCAGCATCAAATCTTCCTGTTGGAGCATCTGATAACCTATTTAAAACTGCTTGATTAGTTGAAAAACGCCAGCGTGTATTTAACAATGATGCCCTAGCAACATCTTCATACATATTTGAAGCAATCAATGCTTCATTATTGCCATCATCAAATGATGTAATAGGTTCAGCACCCACAAGAATAAGGGCGCGACTACATACAGCTACTGGTGTTTGGGCTGGTGTACTTGAAACTGCCATACTAAATCCTTCAAAAAAGGGTGGGGCCGAAGCCCCAACCTATTATCTTGAGTCTGTCGCGCTGACAGTATTACCATCAACAACGTCTACTGCTGTAGCAGTTACACTATTTGCATAGATAATTTTAACAACAGGTGTACCACCTGATGCAGTAACAGCTAAAATAATGTCATTAGTATTAAACATATTAGCTGAATCGTTAAAATAACCAGCTGTATCAACAGTGTTTGCTGCATCTGTTGTGGTGTAATGCCATAGCGAAACACCAGAACCACCAGCTAAACGAGTTAGGTTTGATTTATCATAAGCCATGATCTAACCCTCCTAGTTATTATCTAGCAGTTCGTATACACCGTTGTCATCAATAACAACAGAACCCATTGACATCATTGATGTCGCTAGGTGCGATACTTTTTCTGCTACATAGTTTACTTCAGTCTGAACATCAGAGTTCACACCAATACCTACTGCTCTCATGTGATAGCAAAAGTTTTTGCCACCAGCGACAGCAGACGTTGAAAAGATCTTGAAACCCAAGAACTCTTTCATTGTCATGCCACCAGCAAACGGAAGGTTCTGTGGTCCAATAAAGTCGCTAGAAGCAAACTCATTAATGTTGAACAGATCTGCAAAACCAGCTGGGGACATAGCAATATAACGCTGTCCGTCTTCTGGAATGTCAGCTGAACCAAATGTTTCAAAAGTTGACAATAGGTCTGCTTTTTCAACGGCAGATGAAGTGTCATGCAACTGAGTTGAGTTAGCACCAGCATCTAAAGCTGTTGTGATAATTTCGTCAGTTTTACGACCCAACGCAGCAGCAGCACTCTCGGCAACAGCTTGACGCTCGTTGATATTTGTTTTCAACTCGTCAAGTTTGTCGATGTACTCAGCTGCATAATAGTCAGCCATTGTTACTTCCACATTGGTGTGTGCAAGTTCCATTGGTGTGACATTGCCGTTGCGTGATTTAGTTGACGCTGATCCAGTGCCTATCTTCTGGAATCTAGCGACATTGCCCGACACATTCGTAGAACGAATGGTATTACGCAGTTTAGAACCCATGCGCTGGTATGCAAGATGCACATCGGTTTCGAACTGCTTAATAAAGGCTTGGTCTATAGTATTAGCCAATTTTAAGTCTCCTAAGTTAAGTTTACGGCATCTTGGGTATCTGCTTTACATCCTCAACGAAGGTATCCAAATGGGCTTCTCAGTGTATCACAGGCCTTGATAGTTTATCTGAAACACAATTTTTAGTCGGATTGCAACGCACAAAATCAACATATCGCACATTTTTCCAATCACTGAACCCAACAGGACAGAAGCCTAACCATACTGCCCAGTTCAACATTGACTCATATTCTTCTGCTATTTGCATAGATAAATCAGGGTATGACTGATCTAAAAATGATATTAATAACTTAGATCCTCGTGCCAATCCTTTAAAATTTTTTTTGACATGATTTGTAAATAAAGCAAAAAGTTGTGGTGGATCTTCAGAAAAGAACACACCACTTGCCATCATAATGTTCCAGTCTTTATCTCTTACGATATATACTTCAGAATCTTTTTGCAGATCTTGCAAAGCTTCAATGGCACTAGAATAACCAAGATTTGACAACTCTCTTTCTGTTTCTGGATGAAGTATAGAATACATTTCACGAATATGATGTTCGTAAAAAGGGGTCATATAATACGACCCACTTTGCAATATCTTTACCTCATCCATAAAGTTTCTTAAAACCTTCATCTACTTGTTTAACAAAGTTCATATCACGCTTAGATGGCGACCAGTAACGCTCATCTCTCATCATCTCTGTTAATTCTACTTCATTAAAATTAGAAGCAATGCTTGTTTGATCTGTTACAGCTGGCTCTTTTATTGCATCCATAATAGCTTCAAGGGCAACAATACCATCAGCACTTTCACACATACGTTCTATTGCTGGCAAAGTTTCTTCTGGAAAAAACTTATTAGCAAAAAGAGATGCAGCTTCTATTCTAGCCTCAGAGTTGTCACCTAATCGTGCAGCCTCTGCATCCATATCAGGTTCTTCACCCATGCCATTCATATACATTTCTATACCTTTTTGAAATTCTTCGTGGGTATATCCATTAGAATGACAATGTTCTGCCCAGTTCTTTAGCATATCACTTTCAAGAGCTTCTTCTTCATCAATAAAGTCAGGTAATTCATATTCACCAGCAGATGCTGGCACACCTTCAGATGCCTGTTCGTTAAGTTCTTCCATTAATCTGGATCGAACATCATCTTCTTTCTCACCTAGCTTTGACTCTAAAGCCTTGTATGCTTTGCCTAGATCAGCTGGATCACTAAACTTTTCTGGCAACCACTCAGGTCGCTCAGAAGTTTCCGAAGTAACACTATCAACAGTCTTTACTTCTTCAGTAGTTTCTTCTGTATTTTCACTTACTTGATTTTCTTCCATTGTTTTTCACCTTATGTGCATGAGCCATACGAGATTCGATCAAACCAACTAAATATCGTTGACCTTCCATATGACGCAGTTCCTCCGTAGTTACGTTTGGGCCATTTACCATTTCAATAGTAATTGATCTTAGATACTGCAAGACTGCTTGTCCTGTCGCAGAGCCAAACAATGAGGCTACATTCTCGCTAATCTGTTGATCTTTTTCTTGTGGACGCTGTATCCCATCAACACCCACATTGATTTTTTTAGTCAAGCATTACTCCATAGGTTGTGGTGCTTGTGCCTGACCTTGCTGCATTTGCTGCATTAATGCAAGAATTTGTTCTCTTTCTTGCTCATCTCGTACTAAGTTATCTGGTATTCCAAACTTCTTAGCTAAGTATGCTGCGGTTTCTTCTGTATTAATTAATACGTTAATAGCTTCTGGGCCGAATGCTCCATTGGCTAACTCAAGAAAACGTGACACCGCAGTAATATCCTGATTGGCTTGCGCTTGCGCTAATGGTGACACAGATCTAATTTTAACTTCTCTGCCATTAATTGTAGGAACTTCTAGTCTGCCTTGCTTCTTTAGTATGTGAACAACACGTTGTAATACTGGCTGTACTAACTCTACTTGCAATCTACCAAACGCAGAACCAATACGCCTTGA